AAGCATGGCACGATTGAGTACCGCCAGCATGGGGGATCAGTTGACTTTACCAAGATCGTTGCGCATCTTGTGCTCTGCCAAGCTACCACCGAACGCTGCCGCTTGAAAGTGCCACGGACTGCTGAGTATCAAAACCCCATGCACAATGTGCTGATAGCTCTAAAGCTAGCGACGGCCAATGTTGACGGCACGTTGCAAGAAGTAGAGCCCGCACACCGCTACATAATTAAATTCGTGATTGAGCGCATGGCGGAATTTGGGTTTGCTGATCGTGCTCCTGTTCTCTCTGAGTCCGAGCTTGCTTGAATGATTGACTGACAAAGCCGCTACCCTCACACGGTAGCGGCTTTTTTGTGCGTGCGTGTATGGCTCGGAGGGGGCTACCCTTCTTTGGGATTTGCGAGGGCGTGCGTATGGCTTTACACGGCACGGAGGGGGCTACCCGTTTTTGGGTTCGTGCATGCATTCACCGAATGGCAAGGGGGCTACCCGTTTTTGGGTTCGTGCGTTCGTGCATGGTGCTGAGGGGGCTAGCTGGTTTTGCCGCGTACCGAAACCCCTTGAACCGCACAGGGGGGGGGGGTAGCCACTTTTTGTGGGGGTCGTCCTGGAGCACCTTGGTTTTTGGGGGTAGCCGCTTTTTGATGGATCAGATTTTCAGCCGTACGTTTTCCCGTACAGGGGGTAGCTGTTTTTTGTGTGGGTGCTGGTTATAGTTAAAGGGGTATCCTCTTTTGTGCTGATTATCCTCATTTGTGGTGACTATCCTCATTTGTGCTGATTATCCTCATTTCCCATGGAAACCCAAAAAAATACTCCACAAATAATATTCAAAATTATTTAAAATAAAACTTGACTTATTGTTTGGGTCTTCGTTTAGTAGGTGCAGATCAGACATAACGACTGATCATAATAACTAAAAACAAAGAACTATGGAATACATTGAAGATTACGCATTATACGACACATTGATCAATGACGGCATCGCCACCGAGGAAGAGGTGCGATTAGTTGCAACCATTAACGGGGATTCAGTTGAGACCTACGAGAGCATCCTGTACGCTCGTACTGGCTACCGTTCACTTGAACAATACCAAGAGGAGGACTAAACCATGAGAACAATAAACAGAGAAAAATACTTCCCGATAATTGCAGAAGTAAAGTTCAACCCTTTAAGGGGGTACTCAGTTAAGAGGGCGAACAAAGAGATTAAGAAGTGGGAGGGTAGGGGGTACTCCTGCATCTGGCAAAGTGATAACGGGGGGCATCGTAAATACCAAAGAAGCGACGAAGGAAATATCACCCTTGACTGCCTAGCCAATTCTGGCATTCAAGTATTCTAAACAAACCAAAAAGAAAGAAAACATTATGACAAAGAAAAACTTAGACGAATTAGTTGACTCACTTAACGCCTTGACGGGATCACCGAGAGAGACCTATGTACGGGGCAAGGACGGGATGCTAGAACCACAGGAGGGCAACTTTCACATTGATAACTCCTACGGGGGTGTGCAGCTTGTGCGAATGTCAAGGGGGGGTGGCGTGTTTTGTCCCATCGGAGAGGGTCGTCATTCCAAGCGGGGGTTAGCAGAGAGGATTACAATATATAGCCGAGGGATGCTAGTTGGTCGGAGCGAGTGCTAGTCAAGACTGGCTTGGACGTAGCCTCTACCCTTAAGGGGGTAGGGGTTTTTTGTGTCCAGCCTCGGACATCGGCTCATGGGGGGGGTAGCCACTTTTATGAACTGGTCGCAAAATGAGAGCGGTTAGGGGTAGCCACTTTTGTGAAAAAAAGTACGGGGTTATTTCTTTTGAAAAAAAATGAAAAAAAGATTTGACATGCATGTAATGCCATCCGATAGTAAATGAATCCTAATGATAGGACACAACCAAAACAAAACGAAAGGAACATAATGTGCTTAATTATACACAAGCCAAAGAACAAAACAATCCCAGCCGATATCATCCGTCGGGCAATGGCTGTTAATCCTCACGGGTTCGGGATCACTTACCTTGACACTGGAAAGACTCGCAAGCTTTTTGACTACAAAGGTGTGGAGCGAATCCTTAATACTGAACGTGCAATCGTTGCTCACTTCCGATTTGCTACCATTGGTACTATTGATAGCAATAATATCCATCCGTTTAGCATTGACTCACGCACTGTAATTTACAGCAACGGGACGGTTGACGGGTACGGCACGAGGACGAAAAGTGATATTGCCCATATTGCTGACAACGTATTGTCAAAATTATCGCCGCAAGATTGGCGACCATTCCTAGAGCTGACTGATACACGCTTTGCAATTGTCAACTTGGGTAGCGGCTCTGTTACACGCATCGGAGAATGGCACGAACGGGGTGGCGTGTTTTACTCCAAGACCAACTGCTTCCCGCAAAATACACGGGTAGCCGTTTATGGTACGCTCAAAAGCAACTACCATAACCACGGGTTAATTGCTGAGCAAGAGTTCGTAGGTTCGGGGGTAACCCAAACTTCATTTCCTCTGGAGGTGGACGGGCTACCCTATTTACACGACAAGGAGGGCAAGGGTGCTGGTCAAGTAGAGGTTGAGATTTATGACGTAAGCAGCGAGGCATTGCAGCGGCTAGACAGATTAGAGGGGCATCCCACTTTCTATAAGCGGCGGGTGCTTCCTATTAGCATGGATGACTGGAGCACTACTTACGCTTGGGTGTACTTTATCCAAGGGCGGGTGCTGAGTGATGAAGCAGATCTTACCACCTGCTACGGAGAGCACGAAAATCCGTTTTAGGTGGGTAGTTCCTTTTAGGAACTTGGGGGGTAGCCGTTTTCGGTTGCCCCCTTTTTTTATATTCAATGAAACTTCACTGGGCGAGGGGTAGCTGCTTTTCCTCACGGGATTAGCGGGGGGTAGCCACTTTTGTAACGCACTGCTATTTAAATATTTATGAAAATAAAACTTGCATTAATGCAGGAACTGTTGTTTTATACAGGCTATGAACTACGAAAAAGAATACAAACAAACGTTAGAGCAGTACGAACAAGAGCAAAAGGAATACATCAAACGATGCAGGACTTTTTTAAAGGCATTTGGCAATGTGCCAGAGCCTACCGAAGACGAGCGTGAGGAGACTTACGTACGGGTCAAGAATATGCTAAAGATGCGGCGGTCTTCCGAGGAAATGAATCTTCTCTGCGTGCTGGATTATGCTCTTACAAAATCGGAGGAATTGAATCATGGGTAATTTAATACAAGATCAATTTGAGGTGCTTGACATGCCAGTGGATTCCGTTGGCGGGAAAGTGGACGTGCTTGGGGTAGCTACTTTTTCTGAAGTTGACTGCGAATGCACTTCTGATTGCGGGGAGGTTGAGGTTACTGAACAATGGACTGAGTACGAGCTTGTTGACTTTGAGGTAACGCAACCAGATACCCCCTTGAGCGAAAAAATACTTAATGATATTCGTGATTTAATTCCCCCTTACCTTCCTTAAGGCTACCTTCCTTAAGGCTACCTATTTATATATATATAAATGGATCACCTAACGAAGAAGTTCCTTAAGATATACAGCCCAAAAAAAGCTTGTCAAGCACAAAAATAACTAACAGAAAATAGAACATGAAAGTATACAAAATAAATCCAAGCAAACTAACGATTACAGAACTAGACGCACCATACAGCGAGGAGTCGGGTTGCATTGATAACAAATTCATTACCGAGCAAATCGGATGCAATTACTTTGACGTTGTGCGGCTAGAGAACGGGGATTGCATATTCGTAGATGATGAGGGGATGCTTAGAGAGGGCGTGCAACCGTCTTTCTTACTAGGAGGGTACGAACAGCCATTGATTGGCAACGGTCTTGTGATTGGTAGCTCTATGGACGGATCATCACAATCTCCAGTAATATCAAAAAAAAGTTTGACAAGTCGGATTCAATTCTGTGCTGTCTTATTTGAAGTAAACGAAGAAACAAATACTAACAACTAAAACAAAGGAACATAATGGAAAACAAAATCAGACTACATACTTACCCCGACGGTAAGAATTTACTAATTGACAATCAGATCGTCAATCTAGTTACGACTCACGGAAGTTTTCGTGACACTTACGCATGTGAGTTGCAAAGCGGCGACGTATATTGCCAGAGAGTAGGAAAGCAGAGACCACCAAGGACTATTGAAGATCTCTTCAATTTCATTGCTTATTCCGAATTATCAATGGACTGGTCAAGGGATGATGATTACAAGATCACCACACTTGAGGTTTGGAGGGGGGCTACCCTTTTAGTTGAGTATCCTTTCAACGGATTTATGGAAACATTAACAGATGCTATAAATTACATCATGGACATGGAGGAGGACGTATAATGACTGACTTTGAATCGGGTTACAATGTGTCAGACCTATCCACTTACAGAAAGTGGGTAGGTGCTCCTTGTTGGCATGAAGGGAACGCTTCCGAAAAGGAGTTCGGAGAACTGTTGGAGGGCATTTACACAGATGTAAAAGAGGCTACCAAGGAACAGCAGTACAAGCACATTGATTGGGTTTGCAGTGCGGGAACAATTGATGTTAAAGCAATGAAGCGTGTCAGTAGGCACGGCAAAAAATCTCCAGACACTATTTGGATTGAGTTCAAGAATACCATAGGCAATCACGGGTGGGTTTACGGCGAGCAGGACTTCATTGCATTTGAGCAAGCGGATCATTACATTATGGTACGCCAAAAAGATCTTGCGGAATTAGCTGATTTCCTTTGCGATAAAGAGGCTTATGTTTATTCAGCAAGAGAGGCACTTTACAAAGTATATAACAGAAAAACAAATCGGGATCTTATCTCAATGATTAAGACCACTGACTTACTAACTCTACAACACCGAAAGATTAAAAAATAATGGCTCATTTCTACAACTGCAAAAACGAAGCAACCTTTGAGCCAGAAGTGGCTACCCCTCATCAAGCAAAAAAGAAGGGGTCTAAGGTTTACCCGTCCGTTACGACTGTCTTGAGTATCTGCAAGGATGACTTCCTAGACGGGATCTACAAGCCGTCAAAGATGGTTGAACTGGCGAGGGAAAACCCTTATATGCACTGGCGGGAACTGGAGCGACTTACCTACGGGCTGAGGACTCATCCAGCAACGGGTGAGGAAATTCCTAGTTCGGTCTTCGGGACTTCGGTTCACGAAACAATTGAGGACATGATCAATTGTCTGATATTTGACCAGAAAAGAGAGCTTCCTCACAACTATGATTACGACGAGTGGGCTACCCCCTTTTACGAATGGGTGCTTGAAAATGAGGTTACCCCAGTCGCTTGTGAGAAGGTGATATCAAACAACTATATTAAGATTGCGGGTTCAGTTGACTTCATTGGATATAACAAGGAGGGTAGCCTCTTTCTAGCTGACTACAAGTGCAGAACTAATACCAAGGGAAAGGCAAAGACCTACGCCAAGGACTGCGAGCAATTAGCAATTGAATCATGGATGCTTATGAAGGAGCACAAGCTGGACTATTTACCAGAGTGCATTAGCGTAATAGTGGACTGCGATACTAAGGAGCACCATCACAGGACTTGGACTCCAGAGCAAATGAAGTGGGGCATTGATAACGCCAAGATTGCGGCTAAGATGTACTGGCAAAAACGAATGAAACCCGTCATTAAATAATGCTAGAATATATTATAAAATATACTATGGACAACATGCCAGAAGGTTACGTAGGATCTGCACTTAAGTGGGCTAGGAACGCCGACGAAGCGGTAAAACTTATACTCGCAAAATCTGGATGGAAGAATGACGTTACCGTTGTTTTTAAAAAGGGGGGTACGGGTAAAATAATATCAGTGGAGGAGGTTGAGAAAAATGAGCGAATCCATTACTAATTTTTTACGGTGGGCTGAGGAACGTATAGCTAAAGCAGTTGAAGAGGACGAAAGGACTGAAAAACTTGCGGGGACTAGGGATTATTTACCAGAACCTAAAACCAACTCCAACTCTTTGGAAGATAAAATAGAAATCATTAACAATATAACTGATATGAGGAGTAAGGGGGGTAGCCTTAAATCAGCACTTGCAAAAAATAAAATTCACATGAGCACTTACAGGAGGTGGCTTAAACTAGTTAAATAACATTATTTCAGCTATTTCCAAAATGGAAAGAACTGGAAACAACCAGCCCAGTAGGGCGTACACA